TGATAGAGATAAAATAAATAAATTTAAAATGACTCAGTACGCACAAGAAAAAATGGAGTCTAATAAACAAAAAGAATTTTTTCAAATGCTTCGTAAGGAAGTAGAGATAGGGGCTAATGGCACATCTAAATATATGATTAAAAAAGGCCCAAACAAAGGTAGATTTGTATGATAGAAACAGTTGTAGTATTAATGTTCTTTGTTAATGATAAGTTGATGGAAAACAGAATACAGGATTCCTTATCTGAATGTTTAAAACATAAAAGATTACTAACTCGTAATATGAGTATGACTAATAAAAGCATTCAGTGCATAGAGACAGAAGCAGAAATTGAAATCAATGTAGATGGAAGCAAGACTATTAAAAAATTAATAATGAAAAAATGAGATACTTAATCGTATTTTTAATGTTAGCTATCATCTATGTAAGTATCACAGGTTGTACTAAAAATAGCGACAAGTATAGACTAAAAGGATTCTTTACTGTAAAAATACAGAATGAAGAATAGTCTTTTAGTACATAAACATTTAATCATCAGAGCAGAAGCTGTAAAGCCTCCTATGGATGAAGAAGTTTTATCTAATTGGCTAAGAGATTTCATTGATTCTATTAATATGAAAGTATTAATGGGTCCTTATGTTAAATACCATAATGTACCTGGAAACCGCGGAATTACAGGTGCAGCTATTATTGAAACTTCCCATATTGTTATGCATGTATGGGATGAGCCACATCCTGCCTTAATGCAATTTGATGTTTACTCTTGTGGTGAATTCGATCCTGAAACAATTTGTAAAAAAATAAAAGAAGATTACGAAATAACAAAAATAGAATATAAATTTTTAAATAGAGAAACAGGTCTTGTAGATATTTCAGGTGGCCTCTTGAAATACAATCATAAATAATTATATAATGTTGCGGGTGCACAATAATGTGGCCTAATTAAACTTGCTTAAATAAGGAGGATAATATGACAGCACTAGATTTAATCAATAAATTTAATAAAGACGTTTGGAATCATTCAGACAGAATGTTTGGTGATGCATTTGACTCTATCTTTGATAGTTGGTCAAAAGCCCAATCGTTTCCATTTTACAATGTAGTAAAATATGGAAAAGGTGAATACGGTCTTGAATTAGGTTTAGCAGGATTCAATAAGAAGAATGTTAAAGTTCAATACAAAGATGGTATTCTAACTGTTTCAGGACAAGTAGAAGATAAAGAAAAAGACTACATTGAAAAAGGTTTAGCAGCTAGAAAATTCTTTAAACAATTTTCTCTACATCAAGATGTTGTAGTAAATGATGCTAAAATGGAAGATGGCGTTTTAACTGTTAAGTTAGGCGTTAATGAACCAGAAGAAATTAAGCCTTTAGATATAGAGGTTAAATAACCTTTAACGATAGGGCAAGTAATGATATACTTGCCCTATTGATTTATGAAACTTACAGCTAACATAAGCTTAGACGAGCTTATTAAAAGTCAAGTTGCCGAACGTAAAGGCATTAATAACAATCCATCACCAATGCAAATAGAAAATTTAAAAGCATTGGCCGTGAATATTTTACAACCAATCCGTAGTCATTTCGACAGGCCTCTTATTATTAGTTCTGGATTTCGTTGTGCAGAATTATGTATTGAGATAGGATCAAAAATTACCAGTGAACATTGTGCAGATAATAAATCAGCAGCAGCTGATTTTGAGATTCCAGGAATAGATAATAAGGAATTAGCACAATGGATTAGGGATAACCTTATTTGGAATCAGCTTATCCTTGAGTTCTATAAAGAAGGAGAACCATCATCAGGGTGGGTCCATTGCAGTTATTCAACAGATTTAAATAAAAAAGAATCCTTGATTGCTTATCGAGAGGATGGTAAAACTAAATATAAACCTTGGAGATAATATGGCAATTGGAAGATCACAAATGACTAAACAAGTAGAAGGGCAACTTAGAGGTGCTAGAAAGAAGAAAGCACCTAAAGGTTATCATTATATGCCTAATGGCAGATTAATGAAAGATTCTGCTCATGCAAAAAAGAAACAAAATAGCAAAAGATCTAGGGTCTAGAAAATACCACTCTAAAGTGGTACAATCAAAGAAGTTGTACAACCGCAAAAAGGAGAAACTTAACTCTCTCATAGCCGCGGCTCAAAAAGATTATGAACAAAAAGTATAAAAAATATCCTGGTATGAAGATGATTAAACGAGCCACAGGTTCGTCTAAAGTAGAATCAACTATGTACAAAGCAGGACAAAAAATGAGAAATATTTTAGATAAAGGTTTATTATCATTTATTAAAAAACCATCACTTCCAAAAGGAATGGAACAATCTGCTTCTAAACCTTCTGCTATTGCAAATCAAAAACCTGCAAAGCCAACTAGAACAGTAAAACTTTCTTCTAAAGCACCTTTTGTAATTCCTTCAGGCCCAGCAACAAAAGCTAAACAAGCTGGAGACATATTTAAAAAAATTGCTTCATCAAAAGTTGCTAAGGTTGCTAAAGTTGCCAGAATGGCAACACCGGTCGGAGCAGCTTTAACAATTGCTTCAGGATTAGGTACTTATGAAAAAGGTAAGAGCCCACAAGAGTTAGCTAAGAAAGCTTCAGAAAAAGGAAAAGAATATAAAGTTGCTGATGAGTTTACAGTTGTTGGTTCAGAAGGAACTAAGAAAGTAAAAATGAAATCAAAAGGTGGAATGATAATTGGAAAACAAGCTGACTATATAAAGGATTTAATTTAAGGAGATTAGTATGCCACTAAACAAAAAAGGTAAAAAGATAATGAAAAAAATGAAAAAAGAATACGGAAAGAAAAAAGGTGAATCCGTGTTTTATGCAATGGAAAATTCAGGAAAATTAAAAGGCGTTAAAAAAGCTAAACAAGGTATGATGACTAATTTAAAACCTGTTCCAGCTGGAAAAGAAAAATCATTAGGCAAGTTACCGCCAGAAGTAAGAAACAGAATGGGTTATGCTAAATATGGTAAGATGATGAAAAAATCTATGGGCGGTGATGCTAAAAAAGGTTACGGTCAAGCTAGAACATCAGGTATGGGATTACAAGATGAATCTTTGGTTCCAGGTAAAGGTTACGAATACATTAAAGATTTAATTTAATGAACTATGGCTACATCAGGTACAACATCCTTCGATTTAAACATCGATGATATCATTGAAGAAGCATACGAGAGATGCGGGATACGTACTAATAGTGGCTATGATCTAAGATCAGCAAGAAGAAGTTTAAATCTATTACTTTCCGAATGGGGTAACAGAGGTGTTCATCTTTGGAAAGTTACTCTTAAAGAACAACTACTTGTAGCAGGTACAGCAACTTACGCAACACCTACAGATTGTAATGATGTACTTGAAGCTTATATTTCTACAGGTGCAGGTATTGGTGCATCCATCACAGATGTATCATTAACTAAAATAGATAGATCAGCTTACGCAGGTTTACCTAACAAAGGTGCTACAGGACAACCTTCACAGTATTATGTGAATAGACAAACTAATCCTACAGTAACTTTATATTTAACACCTGATGCTTCAACTTATACTTATGTAAAATATTATTACATTGGTAGAATAGAAGATGCGGGCGCTTATACAAATCAAGCTAATGTTGTTTATAGATTTTTACCTTGTATGTGTGCGGGTCTAGCTTATTATTTATCTATGAAAAAAGCACCGGCAAGAACACAAGAATTAAGATTAATTTATGAGGACGAGTTACAAAGAGCATTAACAGAAGATGGTCAAAGAACTTCTACTTATATCTCACCTCAAACTTTCTATGGAGATGGAGTATAATGGCATACGCAAGCGGAAAACGATCACAAGCAATATCTGATAGATCAGGACAAGCATTTCCTTACACAGAAATGGTAAAAGAGTGGAATGGTTCTTTAGTACATATATCTGAATACGAACCTAAGCATCCACAACTTGATCCGCCATATCACAAGCCTGATGCGATTGCTTTACAAAATACTAGATCACAAAAATTTCAACAACCTACTGACATTAGTGGTGTTTATGCTGATTCAGGTGGTACCGTGGTTGGTGTAGCTAATCTAACACTTCCAGGTGAATTTGCTTTTTTATCTAATGGTATGCAACCTGATAATGGAGCAGAACAAAATAGAAGAAGACAAATTTTAATGCAATTAAATAGTGTAACAGTGGTAATATCATAATGGCTATATCATATTCAAATTTTTTAACTCAAGTAAGAAACTACACTGAAGTAGATAGTAATGTTTTATCAGATACTATCCTAGATCAATTTATTAGAAACATAGAATTAGATATTGCAGGTAAAGTAGATTACGACGATATTAGAAAATACGCAACTTCTACATTTACATCAGGAAATAGAGCCGTTAGTATGCCTAATGATTGTATCGTAATAAGATCGGTGCAAAGCATTAATGGTTCAACAAGAACTTTTCTAGAAAAGAGAGATACAAGTTTTATATCAGAGTACAATAGTACAGGTGCAACGGGAGAGCCTAAGTATTGGGCAAATTGGAATGAAGAATATATCATTGTAGCTCCTACTCCAAATTCAGCTTATACTGTTCAAGTAAACTATATAAAAGATCCACCACATTTTACTTCTACGAACACAACTTATTTATCAATTAACCAAGAACAATTATTATTATATGGAGTACTAGTTGAGGCTTACGGTTTCTTAAAAGGGCCTACTGATCTTTACAGCGTGTACAGTAAAAGGTATGATGAGAGTATGCAAGCTTTTGCTGTTCAACAAATGGGCAGAAGAAGAAGAGCAGAATTTGACGATGGTGTACCTAGACTTAGAGTCGAATCACCATCACCATAATATTAATATTAAGGAGACATTAAAATGGCAATAACAACAAACGCAATAGCTAATTCTTTCAAAAAAGAATTACTAGAAGCAAAACACAATTTTTCTGCTGCACCGACAGGGAATAAATTTAAATTAGCAATGTATAACTCAACTGCAGTGTTAGGTAAATCTACAACATCTTACACAACTGGAGGTCAAGTAACTTCACCAGCAGGTTACACTGCAGGTGGTAAAGCACTTGTAAATACTGGAACATCGGTTGCAACTGATGTAGCAATTACTTCGTTTTCAAATTTATCATTTACTAACGTAACATTAACTGCAAGAGGTGCGTTAATTTACAATACATCAAACTCTAACTCAGCTGTTGCTGTATTAGATTTTGGTTCTGATAAAACTGCTACTGCTGGAACATTTACAATTCAGTTCCCAGCTTACACAACGAGTGCAGCTATATTGAGAATATCTTAAACTAAAAGGAGGTGCCTGCTATGGCAAACATTATTAATTTGTTTTACATAGCGGGTCTTCCGTTTACCCTAGGAGCATTCTATGGCTAATGCATGGAATGAAGGCGATTGGGGTTTAGGTAACTATGGTGAACAAAATAATATCACTATAGAACAAATTGGAATTTCAACAACAATATCTATCGGAGAACTTGCTTATTCTGGAGCAGGAACAGGATGGGGTAGATTTGAGTGGGGATCAGGGTCTTGGGGTATTGCAGGAACTACTTTACTTCAAGGTC